TTAGCCAATACCAAACGATCTTATCGAACTAAAATCATCGAGTTTTTCCAGCGCCTCTTTCATCTCCCGCTGACGCAGATAAATTTCATTGTTCCTGTCCATGCTGGCCTGCGCCATTGCTGCTGCCAGTTCCCCGGCCTGTGCCATTGTCAGGTGTACCTGTTGGTTACTGGCGTCCCCCCAGACAAACACATCACGGGCGTTTTCTGCTTTGGCAGCAACGGTGACGGGCGACAGACGCGACAGTGAATCAGGGCCACCGTTCCATGTATAACCGTTCCATTCAAATGTGAACGGCTGCGCTTCCTGTTCTTTTCGCCATGCGTCTATTTCCCTGCACTTTGCCTCCTTTGCCGCTTCCAGCATTTCTGGTGTGACGTTAAACGGGGCTATCTCGCCCCATTTGCCACCCTGCAGCTCCTGCCAGATGTGCCGGCCTGTCGGGGCGGTATCGTCCTGCATGGCGGTATACGGGACGAATTCCGTTTCACCTTCAAATAACACCTCGCAGTCAACCGCACCATTTTCCAGATAGCGCGCGTTTCTGATGCCTTTTACCGCTCTGATTCTCACGTCTTATTTCCTCATTACTCAATGCGCACAAACAAACACGTTAAAGCCCCGTTAGTAACCACACCGCCATAACCGGACAGCGCCATATAACGCCCCGGAAAACTGTACCGGCCTGCGCCACCAACGGTCAGTTGTGCTGTATAGGTGTATGATTCTGCCTCGCTGAACATGGACATGATACGAACCGGCCCCAGACGGGAACCCGGCACCACATCCCCCAGACCGATTTTTATGTGCGTATCACCCGTCGCAGTTCCCTGATATGCCGCCAGCACCGGCACACCAACCGCCGGGTATTTGTAATATGAGCCTGAACCCGCTGTGCGGGACAGTAAGAACGCCAGTGAATCTCCGTCGTAAACGAGGGGGGTTGCGGTGGCGTTCCAGCTGTCACCGCTGAAACGGTAGCGCAGGCAGTGAATGCTGTGCTCACCCTCGTAATACTGGTTGTAACACATCAGCGTCTTGAATTTGCGCGTTGTGTCCGACTCGTCGTTATCAAACGGCGACCACATCACCTCGATAATGCCGTTAAATTTCGAGGTGCCCGCCAGCAGTGCGGAGGAGTCTGCAATGCTGACCGCATAACGCTCCGGCGTGGCCTCTTTCAGCCATTCAGCGAAATCAGATGGTCCGCGAAATGTCAGGGCATCCGATGATTTAAACATGTGGCCGTAACCAAATGCCCCTGGTATTGCCACACGTCCGGGCGTACGGTCACGAATACCGGTCTGTACGTCTTTGGTGCCCGCACCTTTCAGCCCCAGATAATCCAGCACCTCTCCCTTCGAGTTCTGACCAGTCAGCTCACGCCCGACCGCCGTCAGGTTCGCCAGCGCCATCACGTTTTTATCGCTGAAATACGGCATCTTGTTTCCGGTGGCGGGTAATGACGACAATGACGTCAGCACGTCGCTCAACGGCTGTTTACCCGCCAGTGCGTTCGTCATGGTTGTCGCGAAATTCGGGTCATTCCCCAGCGCCGCCGCCAGCTCGTTCAGCGTGTCCAGTGTTTCCGGTGATGAGTCAACCAGCGTGGCGAGCAGTTTGCGGACAAATGCCGCGTTTGCCATTTCCAGTCCGGCGGCATCGTCCGGCGGTGTCGGTGTGGTGGGTGTCCCGGTAAAGACCGGACTGTCCAGCGGTGCCTTTGTCTTCACCTCATCCATGACGGTTTTAACAGCCTTTGGCGTGGCCGCCAGCGCTTCGCTGTCGTTGTCCGTGGCGCTGCAGAGTTGTACCAGCCCTTTTTCTGTCGTGCTGGCGTTCGTGGCATTCAGGCCATCAACAATCTGCTGCGCCTCGTCCCTGTACTGTTTTGCTTCCTGCGCATTGCCTGCGCTTGCATCCTGGCTTTCTTTTGCCCGCCTTGCCTGTTCCGTGGCGGTATTCGCATGTCCACGCGCCGTATTTGCTGACAGCTCCGCACTCGTTGCGGCTGACGATGCGGCGTTATGATACCGGCGCGCGCTTTCGGCAGCGCCAACCGATTCGTCACGCGCAGTACCTGATGCCTGTGCGCTTTTTTCAGCCTCATTCGCAAAACGTTCTGCATCCTGGCGGGCCGTGGTGGCGGCGGTCACATCCTGCGCGGTCTGCTGTGCGCTTCCGGCTGCATTATCAGCGTGACCTTTTGCGTTCTGCTCGCTCCGGGCTGCTGCTTCGGCGCTGGCCTTAGCCTCACCGGTCAGCGTTGCGGCCTCACCGAGTTTATCGACGGCCCTGTCGACTGCCTTGTCAGCGTCCTTAGCCGCCTGTTCTGCGCGGGCGGCATTCTGTGCGGTTTCAGACGCCAGTTTTTCAGCCTTCTGCACATTGCCGGCAACGGCCTCAGCGTTCTGCTGCACGTTATCCGCCAGCGTCTGACAGTTTTCCTTAATCTTCTGCGCATCAGCGGCGTGTTGCCCCGCCAGCCGCTCGCTTTTCGCTGCCGCTTCGGCGCTCTGCTGCGCCTGCGCCACCATCTCTTCAAAGCGTCTGACCACATCCGGCTTTAAATCGTCCTCACTGAGGGCGGTCAGAAAATCATTCAGCGTGCCGGGCTTCGCGTCGTGGTACACCGAAATATCACCGACACAGTATTCATCACGCCAGTCCTGTTTCAGATAAACACAGTATTTCCCGGCCTGCGCTTCAAACGAATATTCACCGTTATTTCCCGTCACCACATCAGCAATGGTGCGCATCACCACTTCGGATGTGTTTACACGGGATTTCAGAATAATATGGCATCCGGACAGGGGGATGCCTGCGCCGTCAACCAGCGCACCCGATATCAGTACGGACATAAAGTATCCCGGATTAAAAAAGTCTGATTACGTTAAAAAGAACAGAAATACGAACGGAGGGAATTACATTTCAGGGGGGACAGGCCAGTCGATATCCGGTGCATCTTCCGGATTAATGCGACTCAGCAGCACGCGGTATTTTTTCCACGCCACCAGGCGCTGTTCCTCCTCCTTCGTCGCCATCCCCAAATCCACGGCGTCCTGCAGTGTGGCGATAACCTCTCCCGCCTGTTGCAGTAAGGATTTCCTGCGGGCAAACGCCTCTGCAATCAGTGCATTACGTTCGGCTTCTGCATCCACCACCCATTTTTCGCCATCCCATTTCCGGTACTCGCCATCAGGAGGCAATGTAGTCACGTGCTCCGGTAGCGGGCCGGGGTCGGCAATATACATCTGACGCCCGGTCTTTGTATCGTAAACCGTCTCGCCACGGTGGTCCTCAGTCAGGCGCCATGTACCGGTTTCCGGGTCAAAGACCGCAATGTGTCCCTCCGGGATTTCCGGCGGCGCAATGTCGGTACTGTCAGCCGGTAATCCGGTATGCGGCGGAATGTACGCATCCCCCGCCCCGATAAACTCTTTGGTGTCTGCCCGCAGATTATAAATTTTGATGGTCTGCGCCTTGCTGCTCATTTTAAATGTCATCACGCCAGCCTCACTATGTAGTTAAATGCAATGTTTTTTACAGTGGTTTCCGGGTTGCCGTCCTGGTCCACTATCACCACGTGACCATGCGGGCCAATCCAGACGGTGTGGACATGTCCGCCGATATTAATCGTATGGACGTGTCGCCCTCCCGCCTTCGTCCATTCGCCGCTCCCGACATGAAGTGAAAGGTGGTTTGAATCTCCCCAGTACGACCATACACGCGCACCGAACTCATGAGCATGTTCACCGCCTTCGCTGGTAGTTTTTGTCCCGTAGTCAAAATGTGACGTGGTTTTCGTTCCGAGGTCAGTCTCCAGTGCCCTCGCCGTGTGTCCGTGCGCCTTGTTACCGTCCATCTCCTGAGAGAGTACCGCGCGGCCTGCGGGCTTCCCTTTAATCGTCCAGCCCCGCATGTCCGGAATAATGCCGGATGGATGCGCCCGCGCCAGCAGCGGATAAGCGGACTTATCAAAGGCCTGTCCATACATAAAAGCATAACCACCATCCGGGAGCGCATCCGACGGCCACGGGATCGGCGCGCCAACCGGGTAAAGGTTTGCCACCACGCCCGATAACCCCAGATTCACCAGGGCCTGTTGTTTATCGGGAATGTCACTGAGGTTATTTTCTTTAAGCAGGGCTTTTTTACCAATCAGCGCCAGCACAGCCAGAAATAACTGGTTGTGTTCCTTTTTATTCAGCGCAATTCCCGCCCCCTCAATCACATGACAAATCTCTTCCTGAACGGCATCCCACATATCGCTGTTCAGCCAGGTGGCAAGGCGCCCCGTGCGAAGACTTCCGTCAGTAAATCCGTTCTTGCCCGGGCCAAATTTATCTTTTACCGCAGTCAGCGTATCAATCCTGTGCATCTTCAACCTCATCAGGATAGGAAAATAAAACGACGGTATGTGACGGGCACAATTTATTAATCACACACTCGGCAACGGTATCGCCCCACGTCCGGATCGGTGTGTTACAGGCATCCGTGCACGTCTGCCACTGAGCGCCCACATCCACTGGCAACGTCACACGCCAGAAGTAACGCCAGCGATCTCCCCATTCAGGATCGGGGCTTGCATCCAGGTGCTGGAACTGTTCGATCGTCACGCCGGTATATCCCAGCGCCTCAAGCTGATCCCGAAAAAACTGCTCATTTATGCCACCAGCCACATTAGCTTTTGCTTCCAGCCGTTGCTGACGCTGGCGTAATGTCTGAGTCCCGACAGGGGAACAGGAGTCTGGTAAACCATACAATTTTTCATAACGTTCAATCAGTTCTGTTGACTGACCCGGATCTATTTCAATCACCAGTTCATCAGCCCGTTGGTGGACACGCACAAGCGACGGCGCCAGACCGTCAAGCACACTGTCAGTATCTGACCATGCAGGTCCCGGCGGCATCAGCCCGTACAACAACTTTGTATAATCATCCTGTAACGAATCCATTATTTACTCCTTACCGGGTCATAAGCCTGCCATGTGATCTCCCCAAGCACCGGAAGCTCGGTTTTCCCCAAATCAATATCGGATGAAGGGACGATTAACCGGTGAGCCACTTCGCCTGCAGATAAACTGATAGCCTCGCTGATTCTGGACAGATACATACGCCCTTCCGGTACACCATCCCGGAACATCAGCGCATTCAGTTCTGCTTTTATTGCAGCCCTGATCCGTGGTGTGTCCTTCGATAGCGCAATCGTCATTGGGATGACTTTCTCTGTTGCACCGAATACATACAATCCGCTTCCGGCAACAGGAGCCAGAGGAAGAATGTGGTCTCTGACTGCGTTAATGACGCTTTCATCCGGGGCCGGATGCTCCGGATCGTTTGTCGCCACCATCACTCCTACCGTTCCAATGCCTTTCCAGTGCCTGAAAGTCCATGCGCGGTTAATTCCCTGAACTTCTTTCGCCCAGATAACATAATCAGGATCTGCGCCACCCTGCGGGATGTAGTAATAACGTTCCATCACCCGCGCCCGCCAGATTTCAAGGTTCTCAATATCTTCTCCGCCAGTGATGGTATCCGCGTACCCCGAGGAGGGCAGGCCACTGACAGGCGTTCCCAGTTGCATGGCAATACCATCATCCGTATTTCCTGCTGAACCGGGTTCATCTGCCACCACAGGCACCCGCAACAAACCTCCGGACGCCGTCACCGTTGCGGTGGTCGTAAATGTCACCTGGTCTTCACGCTGGATTTGTGTGCCTGCTGGCAGAGTTGGTACACCTTCAACGCCATCCCAGCGAACATATCCGACAGCAGCAACGGCGGCTTTTCTCGGGCACCGTTTGATTCTGGCGTGCCGATATAGCCAGTCTTCATCACACATGTCCGGCAACAGATTTCTGGCAAGATAATCAATATACCCATACAACGTGTGCACGGCTGCGGCCTGTACTCGGGCATACACTTCCGCATCCATACGACGAAGCAGCGTATCCTGCTCAAAACGGGTTAATAAATCGCTCCGGATCACAGAGATAAGCTGCGGGAGTCCGGGGCGATAAAACTGACTGTCAGCCATTCAGTTCACTCCAGATATCATCAAAAATAATGTTGTGAATATTGCCGTCACGCTGGTAAATGGTAATGACGAGTGCCAGCGAATCTGTTCCGGTCCGGACAGCGTTAATATCAAGACAGGAAGCAACACCATCCTCCACCATCCACGCCAGCGCCTCACGGGCATAATCTCTGGCAAGCTGCGGGGTTTTGTTGGTCAGTTTGCTCCGGCGTAGCAAATACAGGCGCGAGCCGATACGATCATTCTGAACGACAGGCCAGGTATCCCCCCACCATCCAAATGTCTGCGACGTATCATCATCCCGCTCAGCCCGCCTCCATGTGAAAAGCGAAATGATTACCGCCCGTGTTAAAAGGTCGAGCGAAGCCCCGGACGCTACTGGTCGCCCGTTAACTTTAATCATCATGGTTATCAGCTCATCTGTTGAACCGGAGCGTCAGTGACACCACCGCCATCACCGTTTTCATTATGGTTATGGCCATTGTAGGTAACACGCATATGACTCATGGTTATACCGCCGCTGTCGCAGTTATCAGTGATGTCACACGTAGACTCAATGGGCATTTCAAAACGCGCTTTAGACGCATTTTTGAAAATGATCGGCTTTCCGGCACCGTTCACCACAATACCAGAACGAGTGAGGACAACTGACTGCCCCTGATCGTCATAAAGCGCCACTTCCCCACGTTTCAGCCCTTTTAACCGGTAACGTCTGTCAGCCACGACCACAACCACGCCATGAGAACGATCGCCCGCCGGGAATAAAGCAACGCCCTCAGCACCGTTCTGTGCGGCAGATGTAAAACCATAAGGTTCAAGGTGCTCAACGTGTTGTTTCTGATCTCCGGCTATCATTTTCACCCCTACAGACTGACACTTTCTGGCGGAATCCACCGCCGTGATGACAGCCCGGGAAATCAGATTACGGAGAGAAAGTCCGTTCATCAGAAATCCTCCTCATTATTTTTTTTCTTCCTTGCGGTAACAGGCTCAGGGAGATAAGCATCTGCCGGGCCAACCCGTAATTCGGTCGTTGTGCCCCGGTCATCATGGTTATAGGTGACTTCCGCGATAACCAGTTCATCATTATCAAAGTTATTCAGCGGGTCGAAAACGATGACAGATAATCCCGGGCGCCATAACGCGCCATTGCCCTGTCGCCAGCCCTGAACCGTATATGTTGTCTCACGGGTAAGCGCGGCCCGTTGACGCGCTTCAAATTCACAACGGGCCTTACAGGTTGCTGTTGTCGCTGTACCTGACTGCTGAATCAACAAAGGGCGATAACGGGTAACACCGCTGTCCTGAATGGTCTGACGTATTGCGGCAATGGTCGCCTCACCAAAATCAGCATCGTTACCCGGGCGTTGTCCACTGACCTGATATTCAGAAAATCGCTCTCTGATGCTTCTTTCCGTGTCACAGGAAAGAATATTATCCCCCAGCACCAGTGCCGTCGCCGCTTTGCCTGTTCCGGGTTTCCCCAGAACCAGTCGCCCCCATTCATCGTCATAAGCCAGCGTCTGAACCTGCCCCAGTAACCGGTTAAGACAATCGGCAACGGTTTCGCCATGCTCCGGCTGGGCATCAATCACCGCTGTCTGCGGCACACCAGCATCAACAACGGTGATGCCAAATGGCGCAGCCAGTTCACTGACTATTCTGAGCAGATTTTTTCCGCTCTGCTGGAGTGGCGAAGCAGAGCAGTCAACCAGATCGGCTGTTTTGCTTCGCCCGACAATCCCCATGCTGACGCTGCTGGCGTCATAACGAAGCGGTAGCGCCTCCACATATCCGGTAAGTACGGGATCATCCCCAATAAGCACTTCAACCAGGTCACCATTTTTTATCCGGGGTTGATAATCCCGGCTGCCGGGCCAGCGGGTGGTGATGGCAACAATAAAATCGCGGGCAATACGGTTAATGCCCGCACTGATACGGACGGATGTCCAGCCGCCCCATTCGCGACCGGAAACCCGAAGTAAAACGGTATTATTCATCTGACGGGTACCCTTAATGCCCTGACCGGAACAAAGCCCGGATGAGATATGGCATTTCGATCCAGGATATCCGTTTCACGGGATGCATCGTCGTACCATGACGCAGCCAGAACAAGCGCGGGCAGAACCTCCGCTGGCGTTCGCTCTGCGGTTTCCTCCGTCTGAACCAGACGCGCCTGAATATCCCGGTTCAGTTCTGTACGTAATGACGTCAACTGAAAAAACAGTCTGTCATCCGTCGTACGTCTGAGCTCCTGTTCAATCGCCGCGTTCAGCGATTCGCGTATGATGGTAAGATTTTCCCGCGTTGGTGGTTGCGCTGTCGCATCCTGTTCTGTGCTGGCTGCCACGCTGTCAAGTGCCGGATGAGAAACATGAATAATATCGGACTGACGTTCAGTGGAACCACCAACAGCCACAACCGCCTGCTGATTTTTCACCAGACTTCCGGGTTGCGGTAGTGAAGTGACCGCCCTTGCAGCCTCGCTGATTGCCGTCGTCCGGATGACTGCAGCCACCAGATTTGTCTGCTGTTTTTGCCTGACAACCGATACGGAATCTGTGGGCCACACCGCACGCGGCGCCAGCCCTGGATCCAGCGTAATACCGGACATTGTCGTTATGGACTGCACCAGATCCTGTGTGTTATCCACCAGTCGGGTTCCGGCCCGCCAGGTATTCTGCAACGTATGTACAAAATCACTGGCAACCGACGGCGGCATCAGAATGACAGACAAATCGCCCTGCATCAGCCTCATTCCGGCAGAAACAGCAGAATTAACCATTTTGAAAGCCGTCTGAACGGTTCCCAGCATATCGGTTGCCCGGGCAATAACATCGTTCTGAATAAAGTCCGCTATTCCCGCGAGATCAAAATCGCCGGACATGTCTTCAATCAGTTCATCCAGGAATCCGGACGACTCCTCCAGTTTTCTGGCGGTTGCGGCTCCGGCGACCGGAAATGACAGTTCCCCGCTCTCAACAAACTGAAATGAAACCCGGCACATACGGCCTTCAGTACCGGAGTGAGAAACGGTCACCTGTCCGTCAATACAGCCCTGCATTTCACCGAACTGCGGATGGATCAGCGTCCCCGGCCCGGCGGTTTCAATCGCTGTAATCAGCCGATCGCGCTGCTCTGCGTAATCATCACCAACGAGATACGCATTAATCGTCAGCCGTCGTGTGGCACGCCCGAGATCCTCCGTATACGGTTTATCACGGTTTGGGTATTCATGGACCTGAACGCGGCGTCCGAACGTCCCCTCGTCGCTTTCCACCGAAAACGGAACGCCACGGAATGAAGCCTCGTAAAGATTATCACGCCAATTGATACCTGAAGATGCAGAAAGGAGTGAAGAAAGAGAAGGTAAAGAAGGTAAGTCCATACTGTCTCCACTATAAAAAACCGCCAATTTCTGGCGGCTTATATATTAATCATCATTAATATCTTTCATATTCAATTTGCAATTTTCGTAGGTCACTCCCGACTCCCCATTAACATTAACTCCAGCTCTGATATTCCCGTTTTCTTTTACATCTACAAAAAACTGGCCTCTTGGCATCTTGAACGCAAATGTAAAACCAACAGTATCTGAATCAAAATCATCATCTTTATGTATTGGGATCAGAAATGTCATCGTCGCTGGTGATGCATTGTTTGCAAAATCAAACACACCTATACTTTTGCCGAATTCATAAGAAGCTTTTCTCAATATAATCGCACCACTGGCAGAAGGGGATGGGCACGATATCCTCAGTTGTCTGAATCTCTCTATATCCAAGTCAACGTCATTATCTGCAGATGTTTTAACGTTACTAATAAATTGTGAAACAATCTCCTCATTTGTTAGTATTTTCGCCTGAGCACAGCAAGAGGTTAATATTACAACCGTCATTAAAAATGGCTTTATCACAAAACAAACTCCATTGTTAGCATGTTACGCGATAATTTTGCCTCATCTCTCACCACAAAAAAAGAACTCACCTTTTAAATGGAGAATACCCAACGTCATGGGTGATTTTCATAAAGGGATCGCCTGTTTTCGGCAAATCAATGACGCGCATTCCAGGCGGCGCGTTGTCAAACGTCACTTTAAGTTCACTTCGTTGCGAACGGTACATTGATTCAAGATCTAATACGGGCCTTGAGTCTGGAGTTAAAAATTCTTTAAAACGCGGCCAAAATCCTTCATACCCACGTTTTTTTTCATTTTCACGCATACGGTTAACCAGAAAGGCCCCTTTCGATACACCTGATTCTTCGGCCTTGTTATCCAGTTCCTGCAATTCCTTAAAGAGCGACAACACAATTCCGATCGTCAGTGTCATAGCCCCCATTCGACCAATTTTACCCAGCACACCAGAAAGCCGGGTAGCCAGTCCCAGGGCAGTGCGTAATGATCCGAGCGTTTTAGCCGTAAACGTTCCCGCCATGTACATACCCACGCCCCCCAACACCGTCTCCCAGCCCCCTATCGCCTTAGCCACCTTATCCACTTCAACCCAGACATTTTTAATAACCGGACCAACAGTCTCCCAGTTATCGATAATGAGATATGCCCCACCCACCAGCAAAGTAATAAGCCCCTTTGCTGGTGTCATCTTCATGACGCTACCCATGATTTTTGTCAGGCGGGATAAGGTGCCAACGGCAACGCCAAACGACAGTAACGCCAGTCCGACTTTAGCGATGCTTTTAACCACCTCCGGATTTTCTCTGACAAAGGTGCGAACATCCTCAAGGAAAGGCTCCATCGCTTTTATGCCTTCATTCACCGAAGGCAAAAAGGTTTCGCCCAGTGTGGAAGAAATCGCTTTTGTCTGGTTCTGCAGCAGCAACAACTGGTTTTCCGTCGTCGCGGCACGGGCGGCATATTCTTTCTGCATTGAGCCGCCATACTGCTGTGCATCCGCCACACGATTAAAATTCGTTCGCAATAAATCCAGATTCGTGAGCAATGGTGCGATGGCACCCAGAGATTCCTTCCCGAACAGCGCATTAAGTACGGCAGCCTGTTTTTCTTCCGGCACCTTTGCCAGCGATTCCAGAACATGCAGCATGGCGCCACGGGCGTCTTTCTGCATATCTGCCGCCAGCTTTTTCGGATCAATGCGCAACAGGCGAAGCGCTTTTTTCTGCGATTTTGTGGCAGACCCGCCTGCGGTCAGCGAAAGCATGAAGTTTTTTATACCGGTTGCAGCAACTTCCGACTCCACACCCATGCCCGCAATTGTCGCCCCCATCGCGGCAATCTCTCCGGAGGCAACCCCGGCAACGCTTCCCAGAGGGCCAATACGGGTTACAATATCGGAGATTTTTTTCGCGTTCGCCGGGCCGGTATTACCGAGATAATTGATTTTGTCAGCCAGACCTGCAACTTCATCCTGAGTCATTTTGAACGCGGTGCGCCACTGCGCCATCATCTGACCGGACTCTTCCGCCGTGGTGTCAAAGGCCACCCTCATCTTCACCGCGTCTTCCGCAAACTTCATCAACTCCCCGCGGGCAATGCCAGCCTGCCCACCCGCCGCCACGATTTCAGCGATACCTTCCGCCGACATGGGCAGTTCTGCTGACAGGTCGCGCACCTGCTCCGTCATTGCCTTAAACGCTTCCGGCGTATCCAGACCATCCACCACTTTCCGGACATCCGCCATTTTTGACTCAAGGGCAATGGCTGATTTTACCGGGAGCGCCAGCGCCCCCAGTATGGTTGTTCCGGCCCCGGCCGCGCCCAGAGACAAACTGGCGAACTCTTTCTGAAACCCTTTAAGCTGACGCTGTATTCCCCTGAGCGGTGCCGACACCTTATCGACGGCGGTGATGATGGCTTTTAGCTGAAAACTGTCAGCCATGCTTCATCTCCTCGTTAATGCGGACGGCTTCTGCCTCCAGTTCAACAAACTGAGAAACAGCCGTCCGGCGAAGTTCCAGGGGGTTTAGCTTCCAGAACCAGGCAACATTGTAGAATCGCTTTCTGAGATGTTTTCCGTCTCCGAGCTGGTAAAAAAACGCAGGATCACCATGCTCGCTTTAAAAATGTCCAGCTTCGCCATCTGTGCCGCCGACGAACGGGGGATACCCGCCAGCAGCGGGATATATTTCAGTGCCACCTGGCTGTCCAGTTTAATACTGCCCTCACCGGAAATACTGAACGGAAAACCCAGTGCCTCGATCTCGTCATATGTGGGCTCCCGTATCTCAAGTACATGCAGCGTTTCCCCGTGAGCAACAATCGGTTTTTTTAATTCCAGTTCTGTAACAGCCATTACTGATAACCTCCTTCTTCACCATGAAATTCCAGATCGACAGTACCTTCTTCGGCGTTATGGTTTGCTTCCCCGTGCAGCCAGGCCGATGACAGCACATACACCATGCCGTTCGCCAGTTCGGCGGTAATGGTCATCTGGTCTGAGGTGGTAAGTTTGTCCACAGGGAAACTCTTTGGCACCTTAAACGTGCCTTTAACGTAGGGTGAGCGCCATGACTCCTTATAATCCACATCGCCCGTCATCCCGACCACATCGTCCCGGACACGGGTATTCATCGGCACTTCAATGCCTCCCGTCAGCGACAGTTGCTGACCATCCACTTTAAAAAAACAAGTTCCGGCGATCTTTGCCATTATGCTGACTCCTCTGAATACTGGAGACGGAACTGGTTAACCACCGCAAAGACACGTAACTGGTTAACATAATCTGGCGGGAACAGAGTGTTCAGTCGGTTCGGGTTATCTGCATCCCGCTCTACAATCAGATAACGCCTGAACAGATCGTAATTTTCCACGATGCCTGCACGCTCCATCTGGCGATATGTCGCCAGAAGTTCCCCTTTGATAACGGCAGGAGTGACAATGGCCTGCCCCGGGCCAAAACGGGTACCATCATTCGCCAGCTTGTGACGTCCGTACTTACTGGTGATAATCGATTTCAGTTTGCGAAGAACGTATGCGCTGGTATGCAGTGTTTCACTGTCCAGATAGCTGTTGTCTGCCACGCCATATGCATTCTTTTTGTAGGTGGTTACGGAACGCTGGATCCGCAACGTGCCGCCTTCCACATAAGCCGTCGCCACGCCGTGAGATAAAAGGGTCTGCTGCTCTGTCATGATGAATCGCTTACCTTTCGGTGCCGGAAGCATCCCCCCCAGTTCCCCCGTCTGTGTCTGACGGGCCGGGTCATTCCGGATAAATACCGCTTCACGGGCAAGGCGACTGGCAACCAGTTCATCGACAGGCGACTGGGTTTCCTTTTCGTAACCGGCAAGCGTGATATGTTGCTGATTATGCATATCTCCGGCATCAACCAGCTCTGACAGCGTTCCCAGTTTTGCGGTATAGACATGCCCGTATAACTGGCGCGCATAACTCCAGCGACCGCTGCTGTCATTCATTTCGGTCATCATCATATTGATGGAGGCGGCATCATTGAATGGCAGACCGATAAAGTCGAATGCCTCATCGCCCATAGCAGCAACAGCGGCGGTAAGATCAGGCGCTCCGCTACCCGCAGTTCCGGCTTCCGTCACGACCTGAAGTCCCGCAGGCAGAATCTCACCACCACCAGAACCATAATAATTCAGGCAGACAGGTAACTCGTTACCATACAGCCCCTTATGGCGGGCAGTCAGCGTCACCACACCTGCATCAGATGACGCCGTAAACGGCAGGGTGATAACCCCGTTTACCGCTTCCTTAATCGCGGTGGCAACCGCAGTGGCATCATCGCCATTCACCACAGGCACCTGTACACGGGAGCGCCCGACATACAGACTCAGGGTACCGCTTTCCTCTGCTTCTCCGGTAACCGTCACCCTGACCGTCGCCGCCGCCCCTTTGGCTTCCGGTACCGCAATAACATACAGTTCACCGAAAGGATCTGTCTGACGGTATACTTCGACCATGCGCGCCAGCTGGCTCCCGGTCCCACAAATCTGGCGGGCATAGTCTGCCGACGGCATCAGCACCAGGCTGTTAACCTCAATGGCTGCATCGTTGCTGGCATGCCCAATCAGTAATGCAGGCGCGCTGGTCATCGCCGTATTTGCCGCTGAATTATCCATCTCCGCATAAAAAAGCGGTACCAGCGTGGTTGACGGAACGGTATTAAAACTTATCGTCATGATTTTTTTACCTTATCCTGTTTAACACGGACCACGTCGCCCGCCGCGATGCGGCGAAACCAGTAGCTGCTCTCATCCACATTTCGCCCGTCGACAGGCAAAAGGTCGCCACGGGCAGGGTCGGGAACCGACCGCCCTTTCAGGGGTTTTACAAACATGGGTTACTCTGATTTTTGAGGGAAATTTATCTCCAGATGGTGTTCATCTTCACCATCCGGGCCATTACCGGGATCGATGTAATCCACATCGACAGCCAGCAGGGATAAGTCCGGCAGGGCGTGAATATCCTCAGCCTGTCGGGTGTCCTCCTCCGTGATTTCATACTTCACCGTAAAGTCGAACTGGTAATACAGCTCGTAGCGGTTCAGCTCCAGCAGAGTGCCTCCGGCATATACAATCTCACCGCCCTGTGGGTCCGGCGCCCACCCCAGCAGGGCTTTCCAGAGCTCCCCCCGGACATCATGGACGGCGTCATACGCTGCCCACTGCCCTTTTTCATCCCGCTCATTGCTGAGCACCACAATCACGGAGAAGCCTTCTGTCAAATCCTGCCAGTAATCGGTCTGTGATTTTTGTTCCCCCGGCGCATCGTCAGAGGGGACCACATAGGCAGCAGGCAGGCGCAGTTTTCCGACATCAGGGATCGACTTAAACTGCGCAGCACCACCAATACGATGTTCAAAACGCGGGCATCGCTCTCGCAGCGCCGCAATTATCGTTGTCAGTTTCATTTATGCTTCCTTTTTACCGGGCGTAACGAACGCTGCAGCTCACGGGACAGTAACTCCTGCGTCCAGTGACGCCGCCGCTCAATAACGTCAGCCATAAAATTGTTGCGCGGCCTGATGCGCCACGGAGAAGAATGGTGTTTTTTCTGCCGCTTATCCTTTTTATCCATTCCATAAGCTGAATGGCGAACGCCGTAATACAGAAACGCCGGATAATAGGGGGCTCCCTCGGGGAAGCGGCGATTCCCCTGCCCGTTTTTCTGGTTAGGAGAAATTTTCACCATCAGCCCGGGGCGACGGGTCGTTTTTTTGGGAACGTAATAACCAATAGAGCGGGCCAGACGCCCGGTCTGATACCCCGGGTTCTCGCCCGGACCGGAACGCCCGCGTTTAATCACCAGACGTCTGGCGTCGCGCATATAAACGCGCCCGATTTGCACAAACGCCCGACGAAGACGGGCGCGATTAAACTCCAGCACCTTCGGTTGTTTAAAGTCGACGTGTAAAAATGCTGTCTGATTCATGACACTCACCACGTCGTCGCTCTGTACACAGTTCTTCACATTCCAGTAATAAAAAACGCCGCTGACCGTTCAGGTCACGTATTCGACATATCCGGTACACCTGACCGTAATAAACCACCTCATGATCTGCCGTAATGTCGTGCCGGAAACGGATCGTAAAATAATGCGTAACGATATTTTCTGTCTGCACTGAGCCCTGATAAGCAGCAGCGCCTGGCTGAGCCACCTTTGCCCAGACCTCAGACGATTCCGGATACGTCGGTTTCGTACCAAAGTCAGCAGTGGGTTCATCAACACGCCGACGGATAGTTATCCGACGGTTAAGTTCACCGGGGTCCGGCAGAAGATAAGTTGCGCTGGTCTGACTTTGTCTGATTTTCATAGCGGTACAATCCTGTAAGGGCCGGCAAGCCATCTGAAGCTCATCGGTGTTTCCATTTTTTCCACATCGGCGATCGCTGAACGATTTTCATAAAAATGGCTGACCAGCATCAGCATTGCCAGACGAACATCGTCCGGAAGATGGATGCCGTCCGGATCATCTTCCGGAATGGTTTCACCCGGCGTATAGAGTTTCCGGTTAAGAAAGGTTTCCGTTCTCGCCTGAACCGCCTTTGCAAGCAGTTTCAGAAAATCGCCGTCAGTATACAAACCATCATCGAGCCGGAGGTGAGACTTAATTTCCTCTTCTTTCAGGAGCATGTTTCCTCCCGTGCCCGCCGGAGCGCGGGCACAAAAAAAACCGCATTTCGCGGCTTATTTCTGTTTACCTGTTGCACTGATTTTCATCAGTTTAATCGCCTGAGAGTCCACCAGCATACCGCCGGTTCGTTTGGTGGTATAAAAACCCACGAACGGCTTGTTAGTGTACGGATCGCGCAGGATACGGGTACCAATGCGGTCAACGATGGTATAGCCCCGTTTGAAGTTACCAAACGCAATGGCTTTTGCATCGGCGGTAATATCCGGCATCTGTTCATTCTCAACAATGCCATACCCCGCCAGTGAAGAAGGCTGGCCCAGCTCAATACCCGGACGCCACAGGTAATTACCCTCGTTGTCCTTCAGCAGACGGATGGCAAACAGGCTGTTATTGTTCATCATGAACTTCGCGCCGCTGCGGTGCGCCTTGCGCAGGGTGTAAATCAGCTTAATGATCGCATCAGCCGTCACGCCGGAAGCCGCGCCGGAAGCAATATGCTGGAGTTTACCGAATTTACGGGTTTTATCGTCCTCGTCGGTGGACTCATATGCCAGAAAACCTTTCGGTTTTTTGCTACCGTCGCCACTGGTAAAGGCGATCTCTTCCTGCTCAGCAAATTCCAGTGCCAGCTCACTGTTGATCCAGGCCTCCACATCAAAGAAAGCATCATCGAGCATTTTCTGGGTGGCCTGCGGATTACCGTAGATTTCCCCCATAAAGGGTTCAATCAGCCCCAGTTTTGAGGTGGCAGTTTCCGGACGTGCATCCGTTTCCCCCACCCATCCGGACGTTGTTCCGCCAAGATTCACCAGTTTCTTATAATCCGAGCCCCCGAGTGTGATCACAGTGGCTTCCTGGCGCATCACCACTTCGTCTTTCAACAGCGTCAGAATGGTGCGATCCAGTTCTTCCGGAATGGCGTAACCGCCATCTTCATCGTTACCCACCTGCAGCGCCTTACGCTCAAGCTCACGCAGGCCGTCTTCACGCCCCTTGCGCATAAATCCGATAAACGCTTCTTTATGTTCACCAGCAACTTTATTTTGCGTGCCGCCTGCCGGACGCTTAACTTCAGCCAGCTCAGCCTCAAGATCGTTTTTGAGATTTTCCAGCTCAGCCAGTTTTCCGTTGAGGGTTTCCACTTCCCCGGCAAGTTTTCCTTTTTCCTGCTCGATTGCGTCGATGCGTTTGTCGTTTTTTTCCTTAAAATCGTCAAATTTCGCCTGCAGCTCCTGCGCGACATGCTCCACATCTTTAATGTCAGCCATTATTTTTCTCCTGGTTAAAATTTAAGATTTTTCAGTGCATTCAGTGCGGCATCCACATCCTCAACATCACGCAGGGATAAAGCGCCATATCCCCCGGCCATGAATGCTTTGGCCTGAGTTCGCGAGAGTCCAACATCGCGCAGGACCCGCTCAATGATTTTCTGATCAGGGATCTCCCCACGCGCCAGCGCATTTTTCACATCGCTGATACGTGCCTCATCATTGGAAGGAAACGTCACCAGACTGACTTCCCACAGGTCGATCGCTTTCAGCAGGAATACACCTTTTTCACGGTCGTATTCCCAGTCTTTCAGGATGTAGCCAATAGAAAGGCCGGTTAAAGAACCGGCCTTCATATGGGCATGTGCACGTTTTGCCAGGGGATCATCATCAACGAGTAATCGCCCCCTGACGTAAAGCCCGACATCATCTTCTTTCATTTCGGTGTATACACCGATGGGCTCATCCATACGGTGCTGCCAGAGCAACGCAGGCAGCGCCTTTTTTTCACTCCATTTCTGAAGTGTTGTGGTAAAGGCACCGGGAACCACCACATCATCGTGGCTGTCCTTAACGCCAAAAACCGAGCCATAACCTTCAAATTCGCCGGAGTCGCTGACAGATTTCAGGCTCAGCGGTATATCAAGACGCTGTTTTGTCTGCATCTTCGCTCTCCTTTTTCTTACCGTTATTACTACCGTCGGAAGGTTTTGTAGTCATGTTCATAGGCGTCAGATACACATCACCGCCCGGACGAGGGTTCATATCCTCCAGATCGCGGCAGTCATTGGGGGAATAAATGCCCCAGTTGATCCCGGTGGCATAGGCTTCAAATCGCGACTTCATATCACCGCGCAACAGGGCGCCGGCATTAAATTTGGCGTAAAATTTACCCTGTTTGCTGTCCCGGACCAGCCCGGTGTTGATCCGCTGTTCAATACGGGTCAGATACGGCACAAGGGAATAGTTAATGAAGCCAAGCCCCAGCTCTTCAATATTGTTGAAGGTGGCACGGTCGGTGTTCTGCACCATATGCAGAGGCACACGGAACAGGCGACAAATTTCCTCCAGTTGAAACTTGCGGGTTTCCAGAAACTGGCTGTCTTCTGCATTCAGTGCCACCGGCTTCCAGTCCAGCCCCATCTCCAGAATCATCGGGCGATGGGTATTTCCCAGCCCGACATGCCGCTCTTCAAAATCTTTTTTGATTCGCTCATAGGCTTTATCTGTCAACTGCTGGTCGGTACGCAACACACCAGAAGTTACTGCGCCATTACTGAACAGTCTCGCCCCGTGCTCTTCTGTTGCCGCCGCCAGCGCCACAGCTTCGCGTGCATAGGCGATGGGATTAAGCCCCACAAGGCCGTCCAGCGTCAGGGTTCGTACATGCCAGATGTCGTCCTGACTGAGCACATCCACTGAACCATCAGGGAATGTTACTTTATAAACAGGCTCCCATTTACTGTTCAGTTTTGGCTCCACGCAGCCCGGATCGACAGGAAGCAGCTCGACCACCTCCCCCAGGGCCTTCACCTTATAAGCATAAAAATTACCCCGCAGACACAGACAGACAATCACCAGCTCCCAGAACTCCTGCGGCGTCATGTAGCCATTGGGTTTTGCTGAAATCAGTTTGTGCAGGCGTTCATCAGTTGCCCGTGCTTTAAGGGTTCCGGTCATTTTGTACAGGCTACAGGGGAGCATACCGACGGACTCCGCCAGTACCCGAACGCAGGAAAATACCGCCGTCATCCGCATGGCCTGCTGGCTGCTGATGCGTTTCCCTGTGTACGTGTCGTAAGTCAGTCCGATCGCTTCCGCCAGGGCCGCCGGGGTCGTGACAGGTGAGTCATTTTTTCGCCGGAGAAGACCTGAAAAAAACACTACTCACCTCCTGAAGCCCGCAGATACAGGCGGTCAAGATAACGGGCCACCAGCCATGACCAGAACAGACATGCGGCTCCCGCAGTAACAAATCCCGCCGGGGAATAAATCAGCCAGGCACCAAACGAAAGCAAAAGTACGCCCACCACGCCCACAAGTGGCGCGAGAATTGTCAGCAACATAATTACCTCTGTTAAAGTGAGCGGATGCCAACGCTGACCAGATGCTCAGACAGATCCGGTTCCGGCTCGCCGCCATTGACCAGCATCCGACTCATTGCTGTAAACATCGCAACAGGGCCGTCAATTTTGGCTTCAGGCGTGGATTTATTCGGGAAGATATTGTCGTTTTTGTCCGGTTTTACCGTAACGTTAGACATCATCCAGTTCATGACCGGGTGATTGCTGTGGTGGAAACGTCCGGCATAGACCAGTGATTCCGTTTCCTTCATGGCCTCAGAAAGATTGCGAACCGTCTGTGGAACCTCCACCAGCGGTACACCCTCCTCTGCCAGTGCCAGGCTGAACTGCATCGCGCTCCACGGATCAAATCCCAGCTCTCTAAGATTTTCACCACCGATCCATTCCAGTAAGTCGCTTTTTATCTGAGCATGATCGATAACATCACCATCCGTCAGGATGAGCTTACCCATCTCTGCCCACTTCCGGTAAAGTTCTGCCTGCTGCCGCGAGCATCGTTCCAGCCGTCCTTCCGGGAGCCAGAATTTAAAATCGGCATGAACATGTCCGTTATCCGTTCGCCAGAGTTTTGCCGCCGCACAGATATCAATCTTATGAGCAAGGTCGACGCCGACCCACATGGGATACGTTTTCAGCTCATGCTGTGGAGCGATGTATTCGCACTTCTCCCACTTAATCATATCCATCCAGGCAGATTCGGCAGTGACCCACACATTCATGTGCTTGGTAAAAAAATTCACCCGCGCAGAAACCTGCTCCTTCGCTTTTTTCGCCAGACGACGCAGATCATCCCAGCGTTTACAGATGCCCAGGCCGGGATTCGCTTTCTGCCAGACCGTTTCATCAAACGGGTCATCCCCTTCATCGAGCGTGTAAATGATCGCAAAGTAGGAGTCGTCTTTTACCGCGCCTTCCACATCGCTGTTATAGCCTCGCAGCACCTTGATGGCGTAATCACGCTGCTCGTAACAAATCCCCTCCTTGTTAAAGCCTGCCGTGGTAATACCGAATAACAGGGACTGCAGACGGGCGCCGGTCGCCGTTTCCAGAACGTCCCACACATCACGGGTTTTATGTGCATGCAGCTCATCGATAATGGCGCAGTGGATGTTCAGACCGTCCAGGTTATTTGCATCCGAGGAAAGCGGCTCAAATTTCGATGCGCTCTGCTCCTGGTAAATTGCCAGCTTGTTGAAATCAAACAACCGCCCGAGTGTTGACCGGGCTTTTCTGACCATATTTTTGGCGTCTTCAAACACGATTCTGGCCTGGTCGCGTGTGGTTGCGGCTGAATACACCTCAGCCCCGCCTTCACCATCCGCCCCGGTCATATACAGACCGATACCCGATGACAGCGTTGATTTTGCATTTTTACGGGCGACTTCGTTGTATGCCGTCCGGAACCGACGCACCATCACCGGGCGTCCGCTGCCATCGCTGCGCATGACAACTTCCCCGGTCTCTTCATTAACCAGCGGAATAACAAAACCAAAAATATTGATGAGGATAAATACATGCCAGTCCATGAGTTCAATTGGCTGGCCTGCCAGCGCCCCTTTCACATGGGGCACAAATTTATAGAAATTCAGGATGTGCTGTGCGCGGGGCTCACTGAAATAAATCCCCCGCTCTTCGCCATACTTCAGATCATCCAGGAAACGCTGGCACGCCAGATGGACAAATTCGCCGGCAACAATCTCTCCTGCAACAACACGTTCGGCGTAGCGTATCCCGTCAGCCACTTTTGCCATCAGTCTCTCGCTTTTAAAATCTCCGCCAGCGGATCAATATCATCCGGCCCTGAGGTATTCACTTTGGCCCGGCTCGCTGGCGACATACCAAATTCTGCAAGCATCGCCCGGATTCGCTTCCAGGCATCCGCTTTCATTGCCGCAGCCGGGTGTGCCTTGATCATCACATCGCCGTTCTGCGTCTCAGTGCGGTAGGTATATCCCTCAACATCGAGTATTTCGCAGTGATGCCGGTATTCGGTGTAGGCTTCCACCAGTAACTCAAGCGCCCGGGCATCGAGCTGAGAAATGATCCCTTCCGCATCCAGTTCTTCCGCCATTCGCCTGAACCAGTACTTCCCCTGCGCCCCTAAATGTTGCGGAATTTTAGGGAGACCTTTTTCATCCTTTTTAGCGGTTTTTTTGGGGGCTTTAACGGGGCGTTTTGAGGGGTTACCCCGAATCAAATGCAGGCGTGGCGGGGTTTTCGGAGGTCCTGACATAATCGATTTTACCTATCAATCATTTAATCACATTCCCAAAAAAAGTTTTCAAACCTGCGGCGATGCGAGGAAGGGTAGGCGGGCGGTCCCGAACGGCACAGGTTGCAGGGATTTGACCCGCCCCTCCCTTACAGGTGAGAACAATTATCAGTTGATGCGTTCACGCGCTGTTTTCGCCTTGTGGCAGGGCCAGCACAGACTCTGCAGATTACTGTCTGCATCCGTACCGCCATGCGCTTTCGGGATGATGTGGTCGACGGTTCTTGCCTCGCTTACCACACCAGCACGCAGGCACAACTGGCACAGGCCTTTATCGCGCTTCAGAATACGGGCACGGATCACTGTCCATTTTGAGCCATAGCCACGCTGGTGGCGACTCAGTCCGCGCTGATGCTGTGCCCAGCCTTCACCACGATGTTTATCGCAGTAGCCAGATCTGTCTGTTGTTGTGCCTGCACATCCACGCTTACGACAGGCGCGGGGAATTCGTGATGGCATGGAATTTCGTTCTCTGGCTATTAAACGCTTCTCCCTCGGGGAAGATACAGATCGCACCCAGTCCCGCTGCCACGGCGTACTGATTATGTTCATCGACAAGCTTTATTGTGCTATCAAGTAACTCACGACAGCGATTTGCATTCGTTTCTATGCACAACACCAGTGAATAACCACCATGCAACCGCTCACCTAATAAAAACGGAGATTCAGCAGAAATAATTTCCGTTTTTATTTCCTGGAGAGCGCAAAGATTTTCTTCAATACGCTTTCTCAGAACAACGCAGCGCCCAATTGCTTCATAGTTTCGCTCAGACATTTCGCCTCCTGTTTTCAATGGAGATATTCAGGCCACCAGCATTATCGCAGCCCCTCACTGAAGGGCTGCTGTAATGCCTTATTTCACCGTTTCAATGGTTGAACCACAGGAGTTCATCACATAAACCTGATCGCCAGGGTAGACAAACTGATAACGGCAACCATCACCAGCTCCCGGGTAATTTTTACTTGGGTATTCCTCAATAATGATTGCAATAGCATCAGTATCCAGCACATCAGTACGGTCGCTAATAACCAGTTCCTCCTCCTGCAGCGCTTTGGTCATTTCTGAATCTTCATAGATAGCCGGGAGCCAGTATGCGAAGTCCGGGCTGGCTGAGTTATGAGTAAGTTTTAAAGTATCTGCGAACGTTTCAGAACCAGCCCTGGCTATCGAGATGGATGGCTGCTCACAAATATGCGTAACACCGTTGATGATGGTTTTAACTGTAAACATAATATTTTCTCCTTCGTCTTCTTGTTGATACAAAATGCCCATTACCGACAGGGTTGTTGATCAAAATTCATCTGAACCCGGCATGATTCAGAATGAATAAGATAAATTGATTCATGCAGCAGAATTTCATGCTTTCCGGACGCTGGCGCCATCCTCATTTTTCAGCAAAATATTCTGCTGACCTGTCTGATCAGTTCTGCACACATTGCCGGACACCATCAATAATCCGGCAGACCTGCCCGGCAGCTTCGAATATCTGGCGCGCCTTATCCAGGCTGGCGCACCCCACCAGTAAAAAAGGCACCAGTATCGCTACCAGTGCCCATTTCGCTGCCGTTCGCGGCGTCCTGTGTGTCCAGTGTTTTCGGTTCATATCAATACGCGCTCTTTCATCCAGCCATAGACAAACGACTCGTCAGCCTCCCGCTTTTCCGCCAGCTCCAGATAGCGCTCTCCCTGCGTGCAGTTCAGTGCCACCAGCAGTACACGCTCGCCATCCTTACCGCGCTTTTCCAGATAAACACGTAACGCGTTAAGGGTTCTCGGCCCGATGCGCCCGTCCGTATCCATGTCCGGATACAGCTTCCCGCCCTGGTTGAACACGTTCAGCCAGCGCTGCAACATTTTCGCCGCCACCGACGGCCCCATGTTCACGCCCGTGTCACACAGTTCGGCGGCAACATCCGGCGAGGCCTTCGCCACCTGGTCAAAGCGGGGACCGTACCAGTAGTCGGTCTCCAGAATTTCCAGCGCCTGTCCGCGGGTTAAATTGCGCATATCACCTCGGTATCCGTGGGCGCGGGCAACTTTTTCCGTAATGCCCCATTTTGTCGGCCCGCCTTTATCGTCCGGATGGTTGACGTAGCCGCCTTCCTTACCCAGAATTTCATCAAAAATTTCGTTCTTCGGTTTCATCGCAGCCTCAGCAGTGAAAGTATTTTCGACACATTACCCCGCGCCCACAGCACCAGCCCGCAGAACAGCGCGTTCATCAGCACCACAGGCCAGGATGAAGACGGGTAATGTCCGGCCAGAAAACGGAACGGAACCAGCGCATAGCCCAGCATCAGCAGGTACGACAGCCAGGCTATCCCCGGTTTGTATCTGGCGCCGTTCCGGCGGTAGAGAAAAAGGGCCAGCACCGTCACCAGGCACAGGCCCGCATTCAGTGTGCCGGTCAGATTACTTTCCATGACCACTCCCTCCTCCCCGCATCCGTGAAAAAACCCCGGTCAGCGATGAAATGTCCTGGTCATGAATGAAGGTCAGAAATTTCACTGACAGCACCGACATCACCACCGCACACAGCGCATCCAGCGGTTTACCGTTGTAGTCAGCAAGGCGGGACAGGAACGAGGCCAGTACCCCCGCCCCCAGCACGCCGACGATAAACGACACCAGAAAATGCGCCGCCATCCGCCAGGGGGACAGCTCTTTCGGCACCGTGACAATAAACAGCGCTCCTGCAAATGCGCCAAAAACAATCCCGAAATCCGTGTTGGTCAGCAGCCCGAATACCGTCGCCCCGCCGAGCGCCACCGCCGTGCCCGTCCCGGATAAGGGCTCAGACATACGTTTTTCTCCTGTAAATAAAAAAGGGCCACCAGCGGCCCGTAAAAAAAAACACCCCGTCAAAGGCACCCGCAGATGCCTTTTGTGTGGTGTTATTTCTGCGCCCGCAGCAGCGGCCACACCAGCGCCACCACGCCAGCCACCAGCACGCCATCCGCCAGAAACGACATCAGGCGCCCGGTGAACTCCACCGCCACTACCAGAAACAGCAGGACGGCAGCCAGCACAGGGCGCGCACTTTTCACAGGTACTGCTCCAGCGGTAACTGCAGCGCCTGCGCAATTTTCTTGAGCTGTGCCTCTTCATCCGGGCCGATGCCGTCCTGGTCTGCGATATCCAGACACAGGCACAGCACATCAACCGCTTCTGCTGTTCCTGCCACATCAGCCAGCTCACGCAGTGCCTGAGCATTCGCGCTACGCGGTGACGCCTCATAGCGGGCGCGAATGTTTGCACTCATCTGGGCAATCTCACCGGAGAACGGCGCAAAGGCAGGAAGTGCCGCGATGGTTTTCTCCAGCACTGCAATTTCTTTCGCGTCACAGGTGCCGTCTGCGTATGCAATGGAATATGCGCCCCAGACGGTCGCCTCCACCGCATCCCGGTTCTCCATCTTCTTCACTTCAACAATTGCCTTGCGGGTTTTCTTTCTGAAAATACCAAGCATCGTGACTTTTCCTTTTAGTGGGTGAGCCTGCGCCCGGGGGTGACCAGCCCACAGAGAAAGTCACACTGACCATCCCGTAAGCTCCCCCCTGAAAGGCTCCGTGGTTAGTTATGAATGTGCGCCGGGCGTGGCGCGGGGAATGAAATAAGCCTTACCGGAAAATAAGGTTGTTTCCGGGGTTCCGGTCTTATTTTGTTATGAGTAAAATAATGGCGACCTCCCGAAAGGGATAGCCTGAAATTTTTCAACTATCTATCACGGACATTGTCCCGCGGCTTAAATCCGACAGCCGCGCTTCTTTTTTAATTCATTATTTCCCGCCCCGGATACATCCCGTCCCCTGGTCTGAAAACGTTAACTTTATTATATGGCGGGCAGAACTTTTTCCCGGAATAAAAAAAACCGCCTCACGGGAGGCGGTGCTCAATATAGCTGAAGCATGTTTTATAGTTGTCTTTCGGAAAACCGGAAAATTAGCTGAGGTGTCGGGTGCCTCCCGAAAACACATATCAACCCGGTATGTGTCTGTGACCTTCGGCAGAACATTTTCCGGTCACCCCCGCACCGGGGAACACCTCAATAAGTCATGCAGTGCCGGAGTTACCTCCGGAGGGTCGTTGGTCAGTCACCATGACCCGCAGACGAAAATAAACGAACCCCATATCCTGTTTATGCCCCGCTTTACGCGGGTATCACTGCATTCAGATAGCGTACTGAGAATCCCGCATTACCAACACAGTGACATTCTCATTTCACAATTCACAGCACGCTATCTGAATACAGTAAAAAAATCGTGGTGCCTGACTCACTCCGGGGTCAGAAAGGTATATCGAGGAACATGAATGCGATTAACCCAACCTCACATAATATCCATATGCCTGCACCACAAAAAGAGTAAGAACGACACCTGTGTCACCGGATGTCAATTTCACCTTAGCGCCAGACTGAGAGACGATATTTTATATGAACTTTTCAGGTCACAATAAAAGGTCACAATAAAAACCGCCCCTCAGCTTTCTTCCGGGAGTCCTGTGTTTTCGGAAGAAAGCTGGAGCGGGCAGCGGGAATCGAACCCGCATCATCAGCTTGGAAGGCTGATGTAATAGCCATTATACGATGCCCGCATATGGTGCCGACTACCGGAGTCGAACTGGTGACCTGATGATTACAAGTCAGTTGCTCTACCTGCTGAGCTAAGTCGGCATCATGTAATTCTTCAGAACTCAGGCGGTTATTAACCCGGCCTGTCGAACTGCGGCGAATAATACCGCTCACAACCGGCGTTTCAATAAATTATTGCGTCAAAAAATGTAAAGTTGTTATTAGATTTTTATTTTATCGAAATATTTCACATTAATTTAAAGCACATGAAATACATCAAAAACATTCCGCACTGAACAAACCGGCTCAGACTGGCTAAAAATTTTCCGTGATGCAGAAACGACAAAACCCGCACGATGGCGGGTTTAAGCGGTGTGGCGTAGTAACCACTCTTAACAGGATATCCAGATTTTTACGTACGTAAAGCCCCCAAACAAACCTAATGAACAATACAACCTCAAATTCACACTATTGATAAGGTTTTGAGGGATGGGTAATCTAAGCGCGCTCATAACTTGGGCGTTTTTGTTTCATTAGTTTTTTTGTTTTAGGTGCAAATATGAATAGTGTTTTCACAAAAATCATAGCCATCGCGTGTACAGCTACTATCCTCCAGACACCAGCCTTTGCTTACCAGGTACCTGAGCAGCAGGAAAAGTTCATCGAGGTAGTCTCAAATGCAATTTCATCAGCTAAAGGCGTTGATAACGACATGAAGTTGGGCGGAATAAAAGCAAAACGAGACAAGGCGGTTTGCACAACTTTGAGCAAAGACAAGAAAGTTAAAAATTGGATTGGTACAGTAAAAACTGTTTCCGCCAATAGTGATGGTTACGGTGTGCTGGCTTTGGAGATAGCACCAAACATTGAAGTTAAAACCTGGAATAACGCTTTCTCCGATTCCAGTCATCATACTCTTATCAACCCTGACTCTGAAATTTTCTCAGTAGCCTCTGACTTAAAACCTGGTGATATGGTTTCATTTTCAGGGCGTTTTATCCCTAATTCAAAAGACTGCATCCTTGAATCAAGCATGACTCTCTATGGTAAAGTAACAGAGCCAGAGTATATTTTTAAATTTAGTGGGTTAAAAGTAGCTCAGTAATGAGCATTCAGCCCCGCTATAAAGGCGGGGCTTCCGTACTTAAAGCCGCATCAGCCTTTCCACCAGTTGCTCTTTACGTGCAACGATCCAGCCATGTTGTTCCAGGTATAACCTGAACCGTTCGGCAGTGCATACCATTGCGTCCTTAGGAACTTTTTCAGTGAACTCTACGTTTCCATGTTCGTCGAAGTGGATTAGCAATGTGCGCCCGTCACCTTCGATCATTGGTTCATGTTTTGCTGGTGGGCGTTTTGGATTGAAATAGCAGTCCTCAAGTTTTTCGAACACCTCCCACGCCTGCTCGGTCTCGAGCATTTTTGCGTGTCGGGCTGCGCCGCGTTCTGTCCAGAGGATTAGGGAGCGGGTTTTGGTAGAGATTTGTGACTCTCTTAAAGATAGTCGCAAAATTTTTAGCTCCTCACCCATGACCTTGAAAAAGTGTTTCCCTTCTATAAAACGATCAGTGTTGCGTTTGTGATTTTGCTGGATGCGAACTGGTTCTGTACCGTAAAGGTGCGCCAAAAGCTCGGTAGTAATAACAGGGATCTGGTTATGGGTGATCGGGGAAATAGTTTCGACAGAGATTTGAGTGGTCATAAGGACGCCCTCGAATGGTTTCTTAATTATCACCACCGTCAGGTTCCAATCATCGGGTGGTGAGACGTACAGGGTTGGAACTACCGGAGAAACCAACCGGCCCGACCGAAGTCGGCCCCATACGCCTCACCATAATTCAGGTGTGCGAGTGCATACGACAATAAAAAACACGCTCGCGGCGTGTCGTTGTCGCGGTTTCTTATCCGGGGTTCCAATCCCGACGCCAGATTTTGCTGGCGTGCGGAGAATATAGCCCCGGACGATGCATCAGGTCAACCGCCTACATGCCTCGCTCGACGTGTTTGTCCATTTCCAGCCGGATACCCAGCATCATTAACATCCCCTCAACCACGCCTTCGGCTTTTTGCAACTTTTTACCTATGTACCCATCAGAACAACCATGCTTCCGCGCCAATGCCATAAACGTCATCCCGCCAACGTAATAATCCACCAGCAAATCATGCAAATCGCTGTTATTTTTGTTCAGGCGGGCCATACAACCGCAAATGATCATCGCGTCATCGTCACAGCATTGCGGACGTGATTTCACCTTCGACGGGATAAGCCCCTTAAACCCTGCGGCTATCGACGACCAGGCAACATCCTCATGATTATTTGCCACCCATGCCCCCCACCGCTCCAGAACCATCTGAATATCACGCGCCATTACTATCACCTGTGATTTCGTAAATTTTCACCCCCAGCCGCCCGCCCGGCGATGGTTGCCCCCGTACAATATGAATCTCATCAAACTGCTCATCGTCGACAAGAACGCCTGCATGTGTCAGCGCTTTCAGTATGTTATCCAGGTCACGACGACGATTATCCGGCGGATCTGCTATGATTTTTATCGCCAGTCTTCCCGCCAGATTCATCCGCAACCCCAACTGACGAACAATGTGAGCCACGTCTTTTCTGTACCGTTTTCCGGTATCGGCGATGTAATATTGCGAACCCCGGCGGCGCCAGTACGTGTTCACCGACGGCGGATACGGTAAAACAAACTGAACAGATTTCACTCCTTACCTCCTCATCCCAGTACACCAACTGCCAGCGCGTAATCTAAAAAACGAAAAATTAAGTGAATCTGGGAGCCGTACTCCTCTTCAAATGACAGCGGGTGCGCATGTAGCTCGTCGTGATGCTTTCTGCACAAAGGCAACACCCACAGGTCGTGTGCTTTTGTCCCTGTCCCTCCCTGACCGTGACCAATCAGGTGATGGGGATCGTCGGCTGGCTTACCACAGCACACACACGGCTGTGTCTTAACCCAGCGGGTATATCTCTCATTGACCCACCGACGGCGTTTCGGGCGCAGCATGAAGCTTTCCGGTGAATCCGGATCGACAGTGAGGGGCACCACCCTTTTTTGTTGAGGGACTGGTTGCTGGTGGAGGTGCTGCGGTGCAATATTTTTTGTGCGCTGCTTCAGAATGCTGGTGGCGGTCTGTTCTTCCGGCACAATGTCGCTTTCACGGTATACGGAACGGATTTCTTCAGCCGGTAATCCCAGCGAACGGCGAATCACACCATCCGGAACGGCTCCGGCAACATCATGACGAACTGCCCACCAGCACAATTCGGCAAGCGACAGCTCCCGCTCCTGAGAACCGTTTATCGCGTAACGAACGGTATCAGTCAGCCATGTGATCAGATTCTGGTTTGTCAGTTGTTCCTGTGATTCAGACGTCTGGTCACGCAACTGATTATCACAGTGCCAGCACAACACCATCGCTCCGGCACCGTAACGATGGATAACCGTTTCGTGGTGGTGGTAATCACCATGAGGCCACTGGCAGGATTTAACATGACGCAGGAGCCAGTCCGACAGCGCCCCGACGCCCCCGGCGGCATGTATCACACGCTCACTGGTAAAAAACGGAAGCAGCGATTTATCATCTGCCAGCGGCTGGCGCACCGCAGGAACCGCGCCTGACGGCAGCGACTTCATACTTTCCGGCTCCGGCTCCACCAGCACTCGTCCACCAGCAAACAGCGGCATCAGCTCCCTGCCGGGCTTTATTACCACCACTCCCATTTCCGGCACAGACGCAGGGCGCAGTAATGCACGCACGCTACCTCCAGAAACGCTGCTGATAAGTGCGGGACGGACGCGGAGCTCTTGCAGACTCAGGAAGCAGTGCCGATATGGTCCATGTGAGACAGTCGAAATTCAGGCTTCGCTCAACCCTCACACCGCGACGGCGATAGGTCGCCATCAGCTCTTCGGCTTCTTCTGTGGTGCAATTCGGGTAATGGAACCAGCTTTTTTTCACTGAGCACCTCCGCAAAGGTGGCTGGTGTTCCGATACGACAAAACGCCATCACCGCCAGCAGGCAGTGACAGCGTAAGGGGGAATTTGATATTGGTTATCTGTGCCATCAGATTTTCTCAGTGGCACGGTGTTAATCAGCAGACTGTTCAGGTCGGCAGCAATTTTACGATCGTTTCGGATGCCCGGCAACTGAAAGCCCTGCAAAATTATAACCGTCCCTCAGCAGCGAAATATTCACTACGAACTCATCGCCACGCAGTACAAACCCTGATTTGAATGTGCCATCCTTATTCCGGAACAATACGACAGGCCGTGTACTCTCATAAAACCCTGGTATTAAATTGGTGGGGATTTTCAAAATGCCTCCTGACAGCTAAGGAAAAATGAAAATGTGCGATTTCAACGCGATTTCTGTTGAGGCGGGAAATATAAACACTGCGACTATTTATTTCATTATATAAATTTGCTTATTTTATGTTCATCAACAAGGACATTTTTCACTTGTTGCGCAACCAATCTGAAAGTTGATCATTTTTATGAATTTTTATTTTACGGGTAACAAAAAACCCGCCGAAGCGGGTTAAGTGTGGGTGCGTTGAGGATGCCTGACACGTCAGAGGTGGCGGGGATTTCTCCCCGCCAGGTCTCTTACTCCTCAGGTTCGTAAACTGTGAAGACAGCGACCTCCGTCTGGCCGGTTCGGATTCGTACCTCGCAGAGGTCTTTCCTCGTTACCAGTGCCGTCACTATGACGGTTAAACAGATGACGATCAGGGCGATTAACATCGCCTTTTGCTGCTTCATAGCCTGCTTCTCCTTGCCTTTCGGCACGTAAGAGGCTAATCTCTATGTGTCGCATAGATAGGGCCTCAGATTAATGTTAAGCGTCTTGCCGGACGCGTAATGTTAACTGGGGCTTTTCTCTATCTGCCTTTTGGTGTTCATGCCTGAGGCAGATAGCCTCAAGCACCCGCAGTAATTCTACTTAACTCTCCTTTTCCCGCAAACCGTTTTTATCCCCAACGGCAAATCGAATACACCACCAGCGCCGCCGCTATTGCGGTTCCTGCCGTTGCGAATGCATCAGGCCAGCTCATTGATTCACCTCCTGCGGCGGTTCTGGTAGCGGCATCCAGTGGGTTACATTGCGACTCTGCGTTTCGAAGAACTCCTCACCATTGCGGACAACATCAAAAAACTCACTGTCTCGATATTGCGCATAAAGAACGAATGCGCCATCACATAAAATAATTACTTGCTGACCATCATCTGGCATTCGCTCACTACAGCTTATCCAGCCAGCCGGAGTTCCCGGAGAGCTGGTTGACGTTTCCGAGATTTCCCGAAAATTGTTGGTTGACGAATTCTTATTTTCCCGAAAGTTTCCGGACTGAAGCATGGCTTCGCGGCAATCGTTCCATCCTTCAGCATAATCACTATACGCAAGAGGCCAACCTCTTATGTATTCACGCGGCAACTTATCAGGCACTACCGGCGCTGGTTGGGCTGTATAAAGCAGTGTTATTTCTGCCCGAAAGTCACCTATTTCATGCAGTCGCACCCACCGTTCGACTTCTGCTTTGTCAGAATACATAGTGGTGAACGTATTATATTCATTGTCAATTTGCGTGAAGGTTGCCTTCCACGCCACTGGCTCTGCTTCCAGTGATGCCAGCGCGACTTTAAATGCGGTAAGTACGTTTTTAACCACATCGATTTTGAATACTATTTCATCACATACAAACGATTTATCGTCTACTACCGTTTCAATTCCGGTAATCGTGTTTTGTAGCCATTTGGTTAATTCAGTCATTTTTCATTACCGCCCTTTCAGGCGGCCTCCTGATGTTTTGAGGGTGCAGAAATCCCTCCGGTTAAGGATTAATTTAATAAAATGCTGAAAATTAATTCATGTAGTGCGGACCATACTCCCAATGATGACTAATTATTTCGGTCACATCACCACGGCATAAATTATCTGGCTTAATATCCTTGTCTCGCCCGAATTTACTCCCGACAAAATCATCAATATCCTGATGGGAGGCATCTGCCGGAACTGAAATTACAGTTGTCACTATGATTGTTCGATTCACTTTCTCACTCTCCTTTGATGCGAATGCCAGCGGCGCGGATTGTAGCGATGACATCAGAAACTTTATATGCCATTACCGTGTGGTAATCCTCGTGAAAATCTGTCCGATGAAGCATACTGCTACGTTCCGGGAGCAGTATTTCCCGTGCTTCAAGTTCTGTTATGCGCTTCTCTGCTGCTTCCAGTTCATCCAGTAGCGCCAGCACAGTAGCCGGATTGGCTGCGGCCATGAATCGCTTATTGGCGCGATTATCTGGTCCTGAGCATGATGCTATGTAGTAATTGGCGTTCAGTCCGGCATCGGCAATTACCCCATAGTCATCAGTGCGCCATTCGCCTGGTGTTGCATTTTCTGCCGCTATTCGCAGTGCCTGGTAATTAATTTCACTCACTGGTTGCCTCCTGGCAAAGCTGAGCGACAATATCCCGGTGCCTGTTCAGTTCCCGCAGCGCGGCGCAAACTCGCTCCCACTTCTGAACATGACTTTTCGCCCGACGCAGTTCACGGTTTGCCATATGCAGCGATGGCAAAATCAGGTCATCCGCTCGCGTTTCGGTAAACGATGGCAGCGACTGCACAATGTCCGCCACAGTTTCTGTTTTAATTTCATCCTGTGTTACCGCTTCCTGGACTGGTAACGCAACACCTGCTGGCTGAGGAAAGGCTTTACCATCAGTTTCCGCTACCGATGCAGCTTTCGGCTCTGCTGGTAAATTATCGCCCGGCAGGCAGTAACGAAATTTACCGTTCTGATTTACGCGAATCAGACGACCTTTGCTGATTGCCATTGCCAGCGTTGAAGCCACTTTGCGGGATGTTGTACCGAACAACGTAGCCAGTTCGTCCGACGTTTGTGGGCCACGTTGTTCAATCGTCGCGGTTAAATCGCACTCTGAAATTTTCGCTACTGTTGCCGTGGTGGTTTCTTCCGGCAGTTCCGCCGGCGCTGGCTGTTCCTGCTGAACGTTGTTATCAGCCACACGCCAGGTATATACGCTTTTATCAACGAAGCCAGCCTTTTTCAGTTCCCACAGCTCGTTCAGCACTTCTTCACGACTGATATCAAGTCGCGCAGCCAGTTCTACCGACGTGGCTTTTCCCATTGCTTTCAGTGCGTCAAAAACGGTCTCCATTAAAACTTCCTCCCGGTAAAAATTACTTCTCAATTCCTGGCTGACCGACATTCGGGCGCCAGCTCTCCCAGTTAAAATTCACCCATCGCCCGCCGTTCATGGTCATGCGGTCCATCACTCGCTCACCCAGCAGGGCTTTCATTGCGTCGTAGTTCAGATTCGTCAGCATTCCCACGCCACGCATTGATGCCGTCCGGCGGTCGACAATCTGGTGCAGTACCACCTGCTCGTTTTTCGTCTCCCGCTGGATGCCAATTTCATCAAGAACCAGCAGGTCAACCCTGCACAGCTCCCGCAGAAATTTTTCACCAGACTGTCCGTCGTCATAACTGGCGTGTAAGGCGCTCATCACGTCTGCTACGGTAACCACAATCACGGTTTTGCCGTTTTTCAGCAGGTGATTACCGATAGCCGCCGCCAGATGATTTTTTCCGGTTCCCGGCTTTCCGCTGAACGCAAAATTCGTGCACCCGTTTTCCAGCTCTCCGGCAATGGACTTTGCCTGGCTGAGTGCGTACCGCTGGCCGTCGTTCTGAACTCGATAATTCGCAAACGAACACTTGCGGTGAAGCGGCTGGATGCCCGAACGATTGAGAATTTTTTCAACCCGTACCTGCCGGTTATGACGCTCGAGCTCCTCGCAACGCTTTCGCCCTTCGGCAAGCTGCCACTCCCGCCACTCCTCCGGCGTCCTGAACGGCGCGATTACATGCGGCGGGGCCAGTTTACGGATACGCTCCAGAACGCCACCTGTCGCTATATTTTTCATGGTCAGTTACCCCCTGAAGCCTGGCGGAATTTCAGTATCCGGTTCAGAAATATGGTTCACACAACGATGCGCTGGCGAATGCCCCAGACGAATGACCATTTCATCCCATTTTTCACGAAGCTTTGAAGGGCTCATGACGTTTTTTACCCAGAATGGGTCCCGCTGCACCCGACCAAACATTTCGCAAATTTGTCTGTGGCTTCTGCCATCCAGCATCCGCATTGTGCGCACGTCATTGGCCCACGCTGTCCAGTTGGGCTCTTTCGGTCGCGAAATCTCGCCATCATCGCTGGCGGCCTGTTCGTAGAGGCTCACGATTCTCCCCCAGATCCACTGCGCACATGTCAAATCCTCCCGGGTTCCCCACTGGCGTTTTTTCGCACTGAACACAACCGCGTCAGGGTGTCGGGTTAAAAAATCCTGCTCAGCCGTCTGCAGGTCCGGTTGCGAAGCTTCCGGACGAGAAGTGTTTTTATTCTCTGTAGTAATCTCTGTTGTATTCTCTGTAAGATCATCGGGCCATTTTGACCCGATGACATTGGGTCGTTTTGAACCAATGGAGCGTTTCATTTTGGCCTCTTCCATCGTGTCATTTTGACCTGATGGAGTGGTGCATTTTGACCTGCTCGATTCGCTCACTTTGCCACCATCTAAAAGCTCGCTCTCGTAATTAATCGTGTAAAAATTGGTCATGTCGCGCTTTGATTTATTGAGCTTTTCACTACGCAAAAGCCCCAGCGTTTTCAGGCTTGCAAACGCGCGTTTTAACGTTGATTCTGACCAGAACGGGAACTGTTCCAGCCATTGTTCCGTTGTGTTATAAATCCAGCGAACCCCGTTACATTCCATGCCGGAACTGGTATCCCTCAACCAGTAATGCAGCTGTTGCAGCACAATGGCTTCATTCAGGCCAATTTTCATCGCCAGCTGCGTATTTATAACCAGCGGGCGTTCAGCAAAAAGAAGACTCATAACTGAATAATTTCATCCGGTTCTTTGATGATGTAACCGCTTGATGGCTTTCCGTATTGATATCCATAGCTTATTTTATGAATCACCCCCATCTCGATAAGTTTGGCAATAGCCTGCTCAAACTCATCAAACGTACAACAACAAAAACGTCGGAATTCCTGATCTTCAAAACGCTTTTCACGCCCACCATCGCCACTCCCAGAGCAGAAAATTCTTAACATAATCAATCTCTGCAATGAAGTTTCGTACTCAAAATCAAAAACAATTCGACCTTCATTTGTAAATGTCATCCATGTTCTCCTGTACCATTCTTAATGAACGACCACGGCATTTCCCGCCGGGCCACCGCGATTCATCTGGTTGAAACCAGCGATTGCCACCGCGACAAAATCATCGGCGTCTCTCACCAGTCGCTCCCGCGTCTCCACCAGCTCCCGAAAATAGGCTGAACTATGACTGCGCATTCGGGCCACCAGCAGAGGCGGCATCGCCTTTTCGATCGCCGGCAACAATGCCTGAAGTTTTTCAACTGCATCAGGGGTGTCTTTTTCAACCCAGCGAAAAATTTTTTGAGTATTACGGGCCAGTGCTTCCGGATGACTGTCGCCGTACAGCTCCGGGAACGTCATTCCCAGTTCGAAATAAGCCCGGACTATCGCAGCGACAGGAACTTTTTCACCATCCGGATACGCCCAGGCATTCATCGCCATGCGGATGTGCTCATGCCTGATTTTCATGAATCACCTTCTCCGCCCGCTTTGCTTTACGATACTCGTCATAAATTTTGGGGTCGTAATGGAGTTCGCCGCCGGATGCCTCCTGAAGACGCATTGCACGTCCCTCCGGAACCAGTTCTCCCCATTGCGAAACGGCTGACGGATCTACGCCAGCAGCTTTCGCTACATTGGCTCGCGTCCCATAAAAATTTATTGCATCTAGTTTAAACATTTATCCTCCAATCATGAGTTTTCTCAATGTTAATCACGCAAGGAATCTCAAGTCAAGAGTTATTAAGATATCTAAATATGAATGAGAAAACTCTAGGCCAAAGAATTCGTCAAAGGCGTAAACAGATAGGTTTAAGTCAAGGTGGCTTGAGCAAGGCTGCTGGTGTCTCTGATTCTTCGATTTCATTATGGGAAAGCGATCATACTGCTCCCCGTGGAGAAAACTTACACCGACTGGCTTCAGCCCTTCAGTGCTCACCAACCTGGATACTTTTTGGCGACGAGGATAAGTCGCCATCAGAACCAGTCCCTGCCGACAGCACACCCGTGTTGACGGATGATGAGCAGGAGCTGCTACGCCTGTACCGCTCTCTTCCGAAATCCGAACAGAAAGCGCAAATAAGCGAACTAAGTGCGCGGGTTGAGAATTTTAACCGTTTGTTTACCGAGCTGCTCGAAGTTCGCAAGCGCAACAAGTAGTCCTCATGTTTCCCGGATAAAAATAACAACTTATTTTTCAATAGGTTGTTATCTTCTCACAATAAAAATTGAGTTTTCTCATAAAAACACTTGACCAAAATACATGAGAAAACTAAATTACACTTCATCAAGACACCGCACGGTGTTATCAGCAAACAGTTCCGCCACCCGGCGTTAATGGGGATGAGGTCAACATGGATTTCAACTCGCTCATGGAAAAGGCTTACGAAGATTACTTTAATAGCCTTGACGAAGGTGAAGAGGCTCTTAGCTTCAGTGAGTTTAAGCAGACTCTTTCTGGCAAGACAAAAGCTACTGACTGATGAGGTTGACGATGGAATTTAAAGATTTACCTGCAGATTTGCAGGTTATTGCAGCGGACTGTCTTCGTCAAAAATTAGCAGGCATAGATTCAACACAAAAAGAGCCAGCAATCACACTGGCTCAGAGCATTAAAGCAGCTTTTATTGAGCTTTATTCTCCTGCTCCAGACGTTGCGCCTCAGCACGGTAATGGTTAAGCATGTGTGTAAAAAGTTCAGAAAGTTGTGTTTTATCGTACAACTTACCCGCGCGAACAACTTCAAGCACGACCTGTTGTGCTGCTGAGGCAGGCCTCAACAGGGGGTTAAATTGTTCTGACATTTTATCCTCCATTAGGGTTCTAAAAAAATGGAGACCAACACGCTGCTACGTGAGGTCGTGCGCCGGACACGGATAAGCATCCGGCACCACAATTTTAAGTAGTGAGGTACTAACAATTAAATCGAGAAAACAGATAACAATAACCTGATTATCAGAATAATCACACAACACGAAAGCGCATTGCGCAGAAATGCAATTAATGCCGTTGTCTTAAATCCACTGTGACAGTGCGCTTCCGGTTGTAGTTGCCACTGCGACAATCATTGTTGTTTGTAGTCTTTGGCGGCATCAGTTTAATTGCTGGCTGATGTCCGCCCTTTTTAAAGTGAATTTTGTGATGCGGTGAATGCGGCTAAGCGCACGCGGCACAGTTAAAAGTCATGTTAGTCCTTATTGGTTTGGGGTGGGAAAGCCGATGCAGATTGTTAACTGGTCTGCGTCACCTGGAGGCACCAGGCACCGCACCACAAAATTTATTTACCAGAAATGGAGGGGCTATGATTGCTCATCACTTCGGAACAGATGAAATACCGCGTCAGTGTATTACGCCGGGAGATTATGTTATCCATGATGGCCGTACTTATATCGCCTCAGCGAATAACATTAAAAAACGCCGTTTATATATCCGTGATTTAACAACGCAAAGATGTATTACCGATTGCATGGTAAAAGTCTGGCTGAACAGAAATGGTCTGCCTGCCAAAGCTGAATCATGGTAACAGAACAGTAATCGTTTAAACCATCCTGTTTTTAAATATGCCTGCAATGGCAGGGATTCACTCAACCTGAAAAAAGGAATCTATATGAAAAATGTACCTGAATCAGTAATTGCAGAACTCCGCCAGCTTTCAGGAAAAATTCGTACGTTATGTATCGAAAACAATATGCCCTGTGTTGTTTCTTATGCCCGGGACTGTGACGAGAAAAGTGTTTCCAGAACTCTTGTTGCACATACAGACAGTGAAACAGGCGCATATGACAGGTCAATAATAGCCGCAATAATGCTGTTAAAAAATGAACGAAGCTCCTCCCGAAAATCTTATTTCATTGTTGAAACTGATGGAGTGTAAAGAGCTCGTCACGGACGCATTCTGCTCAATGAAAAATGAAAGTCTTCATTAAGTATGATTTGTAATAAGGGTAATGATAATGAGCGACAATAAAACAGAATACTCATATTATATTAAGGTTAAAAATGAAAGCGCCCGGAAACGTCTCGGCTTCCCTTTTGCTTTCTGGTGGAAAACCGACAACAGCGAAACGGCAGCTTTAGCACGTCTTACCGTTTCAATGCTTGATGCCGGATTCGAACCGACAGATTTTGCAAAACCGGTTCGCGTTAATTTCCCCGTTGTTAACGAACTTCCGCCGGAGGGAAGTTTTGATACCACCTTCTGTCAGAAATATGAGCTGGGCGGCGAAGATGGCAAAACATTTATGCTCATCCCCGGCGCGCCCGCTACTGACGCCCACGACGAAAAAAAACGGAGGAATACGCCGATGACGCTGGCGCCGAAGAAAGCGGAACAGACACCAGTGACAACGACGAATGTCAGGACTGCGAAGTTTCCGTCGCCACCCTGCCATTCCCCAGCGCGTGTTGCACATTTTTACTTACGCTGCCACAGACAAAAAAAATATTTGCATCACGCCACCCGCGTTCAACGCAGGCATATTACCATTCTCGAAATGGAACAGGAAAACAGCTATATCCAGAACCTGTTAATGGTATTGCGAAAGTCTGAACAGGTTGAAAAACTGGATAACGCCACCCTGTTCCGCCTGACTGAGGCCATCAAGACCGTTTTTTCTGTTACGCAAAACCACCAGCCCCGGAATTTGAAAATTTCGTTACTGCCCGGCTGAATGCCGAACATCCGGATCGAGGCCTGTTGGTCAAAGAGTGGCAAAAGGGAATCGCGTCTCCCGCATAACCCGCACGGCTTCTGGCGCTAATGCTGGCGGTGGAAACAAAACCGATCGCAACCCGGATTTAGTACACACCCTCGACACACTGGATGTGGAGATTGCAGCAGCCACGCTGCCGATGGATTTTAATATTTATGAAATTCCCGGAAGCGTTTATCGTCGCGCAAAAGAAGTTGTCCGGAAAAAAAGAAAGCCCATTCAGGGAGTGGTCTCCTGCGCTTCGCTCAATACCGTGCATCCCGGACTATTCACGGGCCGCTATTTTTGCGCTGATCCGGGGAGCAGAAGAAAACATCCATCTATTTCCGGATGCTTTACGCAGATACATTAACACTAACCTGACAGAAATAAATCATGAAAACCCGACGGCTGAAACTCTCGCGGCTGCCCGACATACACCAGAAAAAGATGCAGCAGAGGAGTTCAACCGCCAGCTTGCAGCCGCGCGCGGTGAATATGTGGAAGGCATCAGCGACCCGAACGATCCGAAGTGGGTTCATAACGATTACAGCGCCTCAAGTCAGGACGAAACCGCTGACGATAAAGACCAGGAAAAAGCCTGTAACACCTGCGGGAAAACTGGCCGTGGTAATTGCCCCGACTGTGGGACGGTTATGGGGGATGCCACATACAAAGAAACATTCGGCGTGGAAAAATCTGATGACTGTCAGGAAAAAGATCAGGATATACCGGAAAAAGATGATTCTCCGCAGCAAACGAACAATGAAGACGCTCAACACGGCAATAGCGCTAATGAAACTGACCATACGTCAAATACCATAGATAAGGTGAATGGTCATCATGAAAAAGAGTCCACCAGCCAGACGTGGACTCATCTGATGGTCGACCTTAAAGCTATGGGGACAAATCCAGACGCACCGATCGTGTCTATTGCTGCCATACTCTTCGATCCACAAACCGGAGAAATCGGAGGAGCGATATTTTATGTAGTTATTAGTCTGGTTGATGCTATGGAATCAGGGGCAGTCCCTGATGGAGGAACCATTGAGTGGTGGCTGCAGCAATCAGGCGAAGCCAGATCCGCTCTTTTAGTGGATCAAAGGTCACTGGTCGACGCCTTGTTGCAGTTGCGGGAATTCATCAACGAACACTCAGACGAAAAATTGATTCAGGTATGGGGCAACGGCGCAACTTTCGATAACGTCATTTTACGCCGCTCATACGAGCGTCTGGGTATCCCCTGCCCGTGGCGTTTTTATAACGATCGCGATATACGAACGATTGTTGAACTGGGGAAAGCCATTGGTTACGACGCGCGCAACGACATAGCGTTTGAAGGCGAACGGCACAATGCCCTGGACGATGCCCGCCACCAGGCAAAATACGTTTCAGCAATCTGGCAAAAACTGATCCCAAATCAGGCTGATTTTTAATGTTCAACCGTCGCCAGTTGTAGTTGATATTCTGCAACTGGCGCGTCCCGGAGTGATAGCCATGAGCGAACAATTCATGATAACGCTCGACGAGTGGAAACCTAAGCGATTCAGTCTTCCGATTACGAACACCACCCTGGTGAAATATGGAAAGCTTGGATACATAGTCCCCCGACCGCAAAAGATTCGTGGTCGTTGGTTGGTGGATCGCAATGCTATTTTTGTTGGCGCTGGTGAAACTGGAGTCGCGCCAGAAATTCATGATGACGATGATGACGCCCTGAAGGAGATATTAATCCATGTCACCGAGGCCACGAAAAAATAGCATATCTGTTCCAGGTCTTTACGCACGATTCGATCGCAGAACAGATAAAACTTATTACCAATATAAAAATCCTGTAACGGGAAAATTTCATGGACTCGGAACTGATAAGAGCAAGGCAGAAAAAATTGCCACCACAGCCAATCAACGAATAGCCACAGCAGAAGCTGAATATTTCATGCGCAAAATTGATGAAAGCCCGTCAGCAACAAAACGTCGGGGTATCAGATTAAAGGCATGGGTTGATCGATATCTCAAAATACAGGACACACGGCTGAAAAATGGAGACATTTCAGCCACAACCCACAAAGAAAAAGCGCGGATGGCTGCATATCTGGTTTCCCGTCTGGGAAACCACCCGTTGAAGGACCTGGAAGTAAGAGACTTCGCATTAATACTGGACGAGTGGTTGGGTAAAGACATGGTCAGTACGGCGAGAGTAAATCGCGGGTTATGGGTTGATATTTACAAAGAAGCACAACATGCAGGTGAGGTTCCTCCTGGGTGGAACCCTCCTGAGGCCACTCGCAAACCGATCCCTAAGGTATCAAGAGCAAGGCTCACTCTGGAAAACTGGCAAAAAATTTATAACGCCACACCAGAAAAACATTTTATTCGTAATGCGATGCTTCTCGCGATTGTTACGGGTCAGCGCCGTGATGACATATGCCACATGCGTTTCTCAGATGTATGGAACAATCACCTGCATATCATCCAGAGAAAAACCGAAATGCGTCTGGCGTTACCACTGACGTTACGCTGCGATGCCATTGGAATATCATTAAAAGAAGTTATTGATGGATGTAGAGACAAAATATTAAGCCCATACCTGGTTCATAGCCGACACCAGAAGCAGCCAAAACCGATGAGTAAAGACAATGTAAGTGATTACTTTGCCAAAGCGCGGGATCTGGCTGGAATAATTCCACCAGCAGGAAAGACTCCGCCAACATTTCATGAACAACGCTCCCTGTCAGAACGACTGTACCGCGCGCAGGGTATCGATACAAAAACATTACTTGGACATAAAGTCCAGGCAACCACCGATCGCTATAACGATACTCGTGGTCAGGAATGGGTTCAGTTGGTTGTTTGACAAATCTATATGGGAAATGCATCGACTTCTCCCGAAGAAAGTGTTGTAAAATGTGTGGGCTGGTTTTGGAGAAAAGTTTTGGAGAGATTTTGGAGAAGAGAAAAAATTGAATAAATTCAAAACAATGGAAGTATTCCACCTTCTGAATAAGAAGGTGAGTGATATAAGCGATTAATTGCGCAACGCTAACAAATCCACACGCATCCAGGCATGAAGTTTATTCAAGGGTAAACTTCATGCCTTCGGCATAAAAAACGCATGAAAGAAGTTGCCGCCAGTATTGCAAATCTACAACATCATCCGCGGTAGTCCTTCTTTTATTTTTACCTGTAGCGACGCTATCACAGACAGTAATGCGTTTATACGCGAAGCTCTCAGGTTTTATACTGATTGCCAGTCTCTTTTAAAAATTATATTACATCCGATGCGCCCGCAGTTGAGATAAAAAGGGTCGATTTAATCAATTATGTAGTCATTTTTACTCCAGTATAAGTGAGATTAATATGCCGATTACTATAGGGAATGGTTTTTTAAAAAGTGAAATCCTTACCAACTCCCCAAGGAATACGAAAGAAGCATGGTGGAAAGTTTTATGGGAAAAAATTAAAGACTTCTTTTTTTCTACTGGCAAAGCAAAAGCGGACCGTTGTCTACATGAGATGTTGTTTGCCGAACGCGCCCCCACACGAGAGCGGCTTACAGAGATTTTTTTTGAGTTGAAAGAGTTAGCCTGCGCATCGCAAAGAGATAGATTTCAGGTTCATAATCCTCATGAAAATGATGCCACCATTATTCTTCGCATCATGGATCAAAACGAAGAGAACGAATTGTTACGTATCACTCAAAATACCGATACCTTTAGCTGTGAAGTCATGGGGAATCTTTATTTTTTAATGAAAGATCGCCCGGATATTTTAAAATCGCATCCACAAATGACGGCCATGATTAAGAGAAGATATAGCGAAATCGTAGACTACCCCCTCCCTTCGACATTATGTCTCAATCCTGCTGGCGCGCCGATATTATCGGTTCCATTAGACAACATAGAGGGGTATTTATATACTGAATTGAGAAAAGGACATTTAGATGGGTGGAAAGCGCAAGAAAAGGCAACCTACCTGGCAGCGAAAATTCAGTCCGGGATTGAAAAGACAACGCGCATTTTACACCATGCGAATATATCCGAAAGTACTCAGCAAAACGCATTTTTAGAAACAATGGCGATGTGTGGATTAAAACAGCTTGAAATACCACCACCGCATACCCACATACCTATTGAAAAAATGGTAAAAGAGGTTTTACTGGCGGATAAGACGTTTCAGGCGTTCCTCGTAACGGATCCCAGCACCAGCCAAAGTATGTTAGCTGAGATAGTCGAAGCCATCTCTGATCAGGTTTTTCACGCCATTTTTAGAATAGACCCCCAGGCTATACAAAAAATGGCGGAAGAACAGTTAACCACGCTACACGTTCGCTCAGAACAACAAAGCGGCTGTTTATGTTGTTTTTTATAA